GTCATCTGCAAGACCCTAGAGTAACCAGTTGATTTACTTACAAAGTTAATATTGGTTCCATTGTCTACTGGATCAATATTGATATCCATCTCATAGTTTGAGATGCCTCTGATAATAGTTGCAGTAGGGGTAAAGATACCATTTGGTGCAAACATCAAGAACTGCTGATTCTTACTAAATAGAATCAAACCCTGTGCTGTAGGAATAACACCTGTTAAAAGTGTAGGTCTAATACTGGATGTACTTAGATCAACTGGATCAGAATCTATTTGAGTTAAAGCTGAAACATGGTAGAAGTTATAAAACTCATTAGCCTGACTCATAGATACATTATCTTTAGTCAAGAAACCAAGGCGACTGCTATGGAAAAATGACTGCTGAATTTTTTGTCCTACAAATGTGGGATGTGAGTTAGTTGTATCATCTCCTACTAATCTATTAGTCCATGTAATAGGTTGAAAGGTGAAAGCATTAGTTCCAGTGTTGATCAACTCATGAGGCATAGTTGAGGCAGTTAAACCTACTGATACGCCAGGAGCTATATATTCTTCCCAGTAACCATTACCTGATGTTCCATTGTCTGCTATGAATCTTGAGTAGTAAGTATCTTCTGCTGAGTTAGCAGTGTTTAATACTTTTACCACACGGTTATTTAAAGATCTTTCAGGAAGGGTTGCTATGTTAGCGACTTGATCTTGATATGTATCTAACCTGTCATTATCAGTTCCACCTTTACCAGCCAGTGTGAATGCACTCGAACAACTTAACTCCAATGTGGTGTCAAGTTTAGTCACTGTCATTCCAGATATACTTAAACTATCTATACTGCTCTTTAAATTAGTAAGGATAGTATCTATATCAGCACTGCCACCAGTTGAATATGTAACTGTACTTCCATTAACAGTAACGCTGTAAGTGGTGTTTAAAGTTACTGCTCTTATCTTTACTGTTCCTACTTTCCGAGCCGTATAGGAAGGAGCAGCTTGAGTAGTAACTGTGATTAATTTATTAGTTACTATTGTTGTATCTTGTACAGTCAGTACGTCATAGTTATCAGCTGTAGTACCAGTTAAATAGCTAGTGCCATTATTGGTAACAGTTGCAGCCACACCAGTCGTTACGTTCCATATATAGATAGCAGTACCTTTAATACAGCCAATGTATTTTTCATTTCCATCTCTATGGATGTAGAACCATTTAGCATTTGTGTATGTACCACCGCTAGCAAGAGCCTTGATGAATTTAAATCCAGGTCGCTTTGTTAAACCAAAGGTTGGATCTGGATATGCGTTGAGACAATCAGTTAACTGTCCTGGAAGTTTCTTTGTATCAGGTTGTCTTGATACACCTCCTAAGTAACTTGGTATCGTTTGTGTAACACTAGGCATTATCTTTGTAGGGCTAAGTAGGGCTTATAGCTTATGTAGTTATTACCATCTCTTGGTTGTCCAAACATTGTGTAGTTGCCTTGATTACATTCATACTCAAGAGCCATCGCTCTAGTGAATCCTTCTTTCTCTTGGCATAGTTTATATAGGTTCGCATCACCAACAATCTTCTGAACCACCTGACAGGTAGCTCTTGCTGTTATGTAGTCTTGTATTGGACGTGGTAAGTCTACCCAGTCAAACAACCAGACAACATCACATTCAACTTCTTCTTTAAATTCATAGCTATGTGCTTGCTTATCATATAATTTTCCATTTCTTCTTATAACGCTTTTCTCTGGATAATCATCTTTGGTCAAATCCATCTGTAATACATTTGAAGGTATTACTATTTCATCATTACTATCGGGTGTGAAGGGATAATGAGCTTCTTTATTGAATGTCCAGCCTTCAGATTGCACTTCTCGTGACACCTGTAAAAGTGTATCGTAAGCAATCGCAACGTCTGGGTTGGTTTGATCGAGTGTTGTTACAGGTGCTTGACCAACTGATGACAATATTTGATTTACTGCGGGTAACTCAGTTGTCGAGTTAGTGGTAGGGATAGCCATAATTATATATTAAAAAAAAGGGAGCCATAAAGACTCCCATAAAAAATTACCATGCAGATGGAGCAGACGCACCAACATACAATTCGACTGCAGCAGCAGGGTTTACATAATCTGCCCCGAGTGCTAAGCGACCTAATATCACATCCCCTTGGTAAATCACGGAGACATCACCCTTGGTTACTTGAACTTGAGGTCCGATTGCTTCAACCACACCAGCAGCTTCACGTTGGAAGATAAGTCCACAAGACTTACTACCTACTTCAGCAGCTGTACCATAGTCATTATTGATACCAGTATCAGTATCAGCTACATCGTTATCTAATGCAGGACCGACGAAACTTCCAACGTTAGTTGGTGAAGTAACACCAGTTGTACCACCATAAGCAGTACCATACTTACCCAAGAATGGAATATTCATGGATTTGTATATTTTAATTCCAGCGATTTCCACAATGCCATTACCAGACTGTCTGGATGTACCTTGTGCATCTCTGTTTACAAGTCCGTTCTCACCAACTTGTTGAATCAATTCATAATATTGACGTGCGTTTAATACGCCTACTCTTCCTTCAGAGCTAACTCCTTTCTCATCCATCGCAGCCGCTGCATCATAAAATGCTGACACGAGGTTAGTAGGAACGAAAGCATCAGAATCATTAGTAGATGAACCTACACGAATCTGTGTACCACCTGGCTCGACAAAGTTTGTCTTAGTGATAGGTGATGCCTTACGTGCTCCACGAGTGACTGCACGGAATGCAAGTCTGTCATACTTCTCAGCTAATGCGTAGCCAATTTTACGAGAGATCTCTGACCTCAAATCGTAATGAGCAAGTGTCTCGTCTAAATTATAAAGGAAAGCTGAACTAATTAGTAGATCGTCTACAGTTATAGTTTTCTCAGCTACTGGAGGTGCACCGTCACTGTTGCCCAAGATTGGTTTTCCTGGCGTGTGAAATTCACTTGTGGTGCGACCTGTGTAGATGAACTGCAATGATTTGCCGTTCTTCAGTGTTCTCTTCATGAGAAGGTCTCTAGCTATAGCATTGTGCTGGAAGCCTTTGAACATTTCTCCTGAGAACAGCTTCAGGTAAAGGGCTCTTACGTCACCTGTACTATTCGATTGACCTTGACGGGTTAACGAAGTAGCGGTACCAGAGCTATTCTGATGTGCCATTTATCTATATTTAAAAATGTTTGAATGTATAAATCTTCATCGCTAGCAAATTAAATTCGAAATTTTGTGGTCTATCCCACCGTCTAGACGGCTGATGAGTATCCTCGTAAGGGTCAAAAGCCAAATTACAGAGAGGTCCGACACTGAGGTATCTCTCTGCTATGGAAGTTCACATGAAGAATTTCTATATGTATGAAGAAGGCTAGAGCCATAAAGACTACTAGCCATAGTTCATTTAACTTCTTCACAAGGTAGAAAGAGCTTCCTCTAATGAGATGTCCTCATCAAATTTCTCTTCTTTCTTTTCTGGTTCAGGTGAAGGACTCGTGATTTGAGCCTGATCACCTTCACAATCTGATTGGTGGTGTGACATTAGAAACTATACTTAGCTCCAGCTTTTACGTTGTAAACATTATCGAAGTCGCCAGCTGTAATACCAGAGAACTCACCATAGAAAGCTACCTTATCGGTTGCCTTAATGTTAGTTCCGATCTTACCAGAGATCTCAGTCTCAGTACCGTCAATGCCATCAGTAGCTAATACTGTTGGACCACCTTGTACATAGTAGGCAACTTTATCTGTGCCTCCTTCGTAACCAACGTGGAAGTCAATAGCTCTACCAAAGTAGTCTGAACCTGTATAACCTTGGTTCAATTCTGTGTTGACATATACTCCAGCGGATGCAGGTGCAGACGCTAATGTGGTGGCTGCGAGAGCAAGTGCAATTGTTTTCATTTTAATTAAATTAGTTTTTGTAAGATTTGTAGTAGGCGATGCCGCGATATTTAAGTTTCATTTCTCTTTCTAAAATGTTCTGCTCTTTGATACGAGCTTGTAGTTCTAGTTGAGTCATGGTAAAACCTCAATACCTAAGCCCCGTTCCATGCTTAGG